GAAATGCCGTTTACCCATAATGCAATCAATGAAATCATTTTGAAAGCGGCCATTATCTTAGCACTAAATGAAAACGAATATGATATTTCGCAAGATACTGCACTGCTGAGTAAGCTCGAACAGGCTGTAACTGCCGGTATGGTGTAAACTGCTATGGCAGATGAAAAGCAGCCACTAACTGCACCTGTCTTACCGAATGTCGTCAAAGGTGACGGTCGGTATTTGATGACGCTTTTGAAAGACTTTTTAACTCAAACAGCCCAGCAGGTAAATCTTGCAAATGGGTTTAGTGCCGAACCAGTCGATCCAGTGGACGAAGGTAAAGTACCAATGCCAAAGAATTTCTTTCTTAGCTTCAACAGGCTAGGAGGAACGCTTTCATGGGATCATATTCCTGACGTATCAATTTTGCGATATTATGAACTGCGAGAAAATACGAATGTAGGCAGTCAAAGCGGCTTACTTGAAAGAGTACGCGATAATTCATCGACAAAGCTCCCTATTAGCTATGTAGGCCATATTTACCTATATGCAATAGACAAGCAAGGCGAATACAGTACAGCGGCGCAAATCAACTATACAAAGCCCCGGCCGACAGAACCGAAAGATATTGCATTAACAAAAAATGCAGAAGGCACATTGGTTTCATTTTTGGCAATTCCAACGGATTGTATTGGTGCAAATGTCTATATAAACCAAGAGAAATATCAGGTGTTTGATAATATTTTTCTTTATACAGGTACCACAAAAATAGAGACGGTCGGCATTGCGTATTATGATTCATTCGGTGAGGGACAGCGAGGAATGATTTACTGTATTCCACCGGACGTCACTGGCTTTATCGTAGAAAGAAATGGTGCGAATTTAGATTTTTATTGGGACCCGATTTCGCTTTACGGTGTTCATTACGTGGTCAAAGTTTCGACCACGCCCGATTGGGATAGAGCCTTAGAACTATTTGATACAAAGATTAATAAACATCGATATATTTATCCGAATATTGGAGAATATTATCTTTTGATTAAAGCGGTTGATGAACACAATAATTATTCTAAAAATGCAGTATATGCCTTGATGCTGAATGTACAAGATATATCTAAAAATGTGATTATCAGCTTAGATCAGAGACTCGTTAAATATAATGGCAACAAAATCAATATGTATTACGATATTGGTATTGATGGGTTGAAGCTAGACAAAGAGGCAATCTTTGGTGAGTACATTGTTGATGTTGAACTTCCACAGCGTTATAGGGCGCGCAATTGGTTTGATTATAAAGTAATCGGAATAACAAATAGTGATTGGAAAGTTAAGGATTTAACATTTACATGGGATTCCGATATAGCAAAGAAAACAACGTGGTTAGGCATAAATGGTGATTTAAACGGGGTCAACGTAAAACATCAAATTGCACGATATATCGGGCCGTCAACGTATGACATTGAAATATTTGGACTAAATAACACAATCACTGGTGATAATAAAACACTCGCTACAGAGTCCAAGCATGCAGATGATTTTCGTATGGGAAGATGGCATACAGGTTTATATATTGGTGATTTAACGAAACTTGCATGGAATGTGAATATGACCAAAGTGTTTAGTTTAGTGTTTTATTTAAAAGTCACAGAAAAAATGACAGATTGCATTTTGATGACGCTCAGAAATGAAGCGTCTTTTTTATTGCTGGGATATAGCACTCAAGCAAATGCGTTTTATTTATCCGATAGCAATGGAAATGATTTAAATACGCAACTAGAGTTTACAGAACGGGACTGGCTAACGTTTGGAATATCCCAGGGCAGTGAGAAGAGGTCTTTGTTTATTAGCTCGCTTGGGAGCAATAAAACAAGCTATGCCACAAGCGAGATTGCACCATTTACGGATACGTTAAATCAAATTTATTGTTATCCAAAAATAATTTTATAGGGGTTGAGACTATGCAAGATATGTTAAAACTAAAAGGATCATTTACCGGAATATTAAAAAAGCCGGATGGAAGTATTCAGGTAACGAGAAAAGATAATTTAATTTTAAATGTTGGATTTGATTTTATTGCTGATTCAATTGGAGCTACAGCAAATCGACCAAATGTAATGGGTTATACAGCAGTTGGAACTGGAACAACGCCAGTCGTTGGTACACAAACAGCTTTAGTTACTGAACTTGCAAGAAAGGCAGCAACGTATTCACATGTAATCGGGACGAAGGTATTTACCTTTACGACCAAATTTGTTGCAGGTGAAGCAACTGGAGCTATTACGGAAGCTGGAATTTGTAACGCTACAGCAAATGGAATCTTTCTTGATCGCGTTACGTTTGCCGTCATTAATAAAGGTGCTGATGATGAATATACATCGAATTTTCAATTCACGCTTTCGTAAGGAGTTGATCCTCTATGTCAGCAGTAACCTTGAAAAAGACACTTCGGAATCTGTATACCTGGAGTGAATGCACTTTTCCGTGGACGGATTTACGTACACAAAGAACCTTTTTAGAATTTGGAAGGCTGGATTATGATCTTGCTATTAATGATGAAGTTAAGCTGGATGAATTGCACAAGCCCGCCGTTATTAAAAACTCGTTTGAAAACTTTACTTTATCCAATGAAATGCGTAACTTTTTTGGACTTTCAGTGAATGAAGATATCAAGGCCTCAGAAACATACTGGGACAACATTTTATTTATAATGAATTTCATTGAAAGCTTTATCGTAAGTGACGATCCGGCGATGTCCATTTCAAAAAAGAGTATTGAGCCTTTGCATTTTGCCGAATTTAAAGCGAACGAAGTGAATTTAAATCGATATGAGCAGCTTTCACTTAGTGACGAATTCAGCAGAACCGTTGTATTTACGCTTGTATTTCTTGAAGAGCTAACACTCAATGAAATCGCTAAAAAGGATCCAGTGAAAAAACACTTTGAAAATTTCTCGATAGGGGATTTTTTTAAGAAACAGTATGAGGCAAATAACAAAGAAACAATCCATATGGATGAAAAAAACAGTAATAAGAATCGTTTTGTACGTCAGGTCATGGAAGCGGTGGGCCTTTTAGAACAGGCTAGACACAGCTATCAATCAAATCACACCGAAGCTTTAGGGCTGATTGATTCTTATATTCGTGCATGCCAAGGCGTTATTAGTGATATTTGTGTTTCAGTGAATGAATTGTCGCTTGAAGACTTTAAAAATATAACGTCCGCACCGCCTGGTTATGATCGATTTGTTGATTTTAACGTGGGTGAATATGAATATGAAAAAGCATTAGTGCGACTATTTGTTGAAGCAGGTTCAGCGGGATCGGAACCCGTGGTTTATGATGCTGTTTTAAATGTTGATATTGATGACACAATTGACCGTGGCAACATACGAATTACAAATATAACAGCTCCAACGAAAATCTATTTCAATAAAAAATATTATACGAAACCCGAAGTTACGGTTACTCTACAAGGTGGAAATACTGGGGATGGGATTGTAACGCCTAATATTGTTGCAATTGAAAAGGACGATAAAGGGTATTATTTTTCAATTGAACTTTTAGGTACAGATGGCGGCCGGAAGGCTGGATATATTACATGGAGTTCCGTTGGATATTAAAAAGAAGGTGATAAAATGCAAAATTTTACAATAGTTAAGCCTGGGGAAATTGTAGCAGATTCGCTTTTGAAAATTAACAACTCAATTGAAACAGTGGCATCGAATTTTTCAGGAACAGCCTTTCCAACAGATCATCTTATCGTGGGTATGTCTTGTTATCGGGAGGACTTAGGTAAGAAATACACGTTAAAAAGTATCAATCCGATAAAATGGGAGGCAGATAATAGCTACGCGGATCAAGCGGCAAATGCAGATACTGTTGGTAAAGCATCGTTGACAGATCTTGTTGAACAGCTTTTAGAATCATCGCAAAATCTAAGTGATAGACTTCCAAAATCAGGATTTTTTCAACAAGTTTCACCTACTGCATATTATCCTTGTAATGGTTGGACACACTTAATTAATTGCCAACATAGCAATCTAAATAATAATTATGCGTTACAAATAGCAGGTGGATTTTATGATCAAAATTTATTTTTCAGGAAAACAAATGGAGATGGGAAAACAGGGTGGAAGCAGTTTGCAACAACGGATATAACGGTGCGTACGGATGTATCTTCCGTAATCAAAGGAGATAGTGTTCTTGATTTTGGCCCTAATAGCCAATGGGGCGGCAGGCTGCGTATTGGTGGAAATGGTCATACAGATGATAATTATGCAACGGTAGCAACATCAAACGGAAACCTGCATATCGATAGTAAGTTAGGGAATGATATATATCTAAATTATTATTCTGGTGCTGCTGTTCGATTTGGTAAAGGTGGAACAAAGTCATATATTGATGAGGCAGGTACATTTCATGGTACAGCAGACTATGCAAGCTATTTGTGGTCAACGACACATAGAGGACAGTATTATATATCAAATGTATGGGATGGAACATACTGGTATCTTACATCGAATCACGGTGCTCCTGTTAGAGTAGGCTATGCAGATAATGCAGGAACGGTACAAGGCTTTAGTGCAGACACCTTAAGAAATCGAACGTCAGGCAGAAATACACCGGTTATGACACCAATTATGGTACATGATAATTGGGGAACTCATACAGATTCTGGTATGAGTGGAAAAGGAACAGGGAATATAACATTAACACAAGATTATAGAAACTTCGATAAAATCCTTATTATAGGTAGTGATAATAGTTGTAATGCGCCTATGTCTGCAATATGGGAAAAGTGGGAATTAGAGTTTATGTTTAATAATACATGGAGATTTAACCTTTATAAAGATTACTCTTTAAATTGGTGGATATATTCTTCTGTAAATAAAGGAACGACAGCACATTCATTATCTACAGGAACGCTTTGGTATATCCAGCAAGAAGATGCGGCTGTAATCGAAATTTACGGATTGAATTATTAAGGAGGACATATGTTTTATTTATTTAGAAATGGGAAATGCGAATCATTATGCGATGACAAAAGCCGTCTTGAAAGTCTCATTACAGAAGACGATAAAGACGCACTTATTCTTGAGCATGCATCATGGTTGAACCCGTCTGATTTGAGTATTGCTGATGGGGAAATTCAAGTTAAAGTAATAACACAAACAGATGAAGAAATTAAGCAGCATAAATTATCGGTTATCCGCACCAAACGGGATGATTTATTATCTGCTTCGGATTGGACACAGTTTGCAGATAGTCCTTTAACCGATGAAAAGAAAAAGGAATGGCAAGTATATAGGCAAGCACTTCGAGATATACCTGAAAAGGGTTGTACGGACTTAGATAATCCGTATTGGCCAATAATTCCAAAGGTGTGATATAGATGCGAAGAAGTACGAAACATGCGGCAACGAGGGTGCAATTCACGGACTTTACTGGAGGCATTAACATTGCTGTAAGTGGTGAACAGATAGCTCAAAACGAAATGCAGGTTTGTAAAAATTTTATTTATAAACCAGATAGCAGACGGCTTGCTGGACGTGGTGGTCTTTCTAAACCAATCACAAATTTTACAGATAAAATAAAAGATATTTTCTATGATGTAGATACGAATACATTTTTAGCTTTTCTTAATAACAAAGAAATTTATAGTTTAACCACAACAAATAGTATTCCAAATTCAGTGGGGAATTTAACTGGTAGTCAAAATCCAGTTTGTTGTAAATTCCAGGATAAACTCTGGATTGCAAGTGGTGATAAGCTGCAGTATTATGATTTTTCGACTACTGATAGTATTAGCACAGTTTTAAATGGCCCTATTTGTGATATTGTGTTTGAGCGATTCGCTCGTTTGGCAGTGATTAAAACCGGTAACGATCGGATCACATACTCAGGTACGGGTGATGGAACTTTTTGGACTGAGGATAATAACGATGATAGTTCTTCTAAATGGATCGATGTTGGCTATGGAGATAGTGGTGATATTATTGCGGTTGTACCACTTGCCACGGATTTAATTATCTTTAAATCCAATGGGAAGATTTATCAGCTTTGCGGAGATAAAGACTCTGCATCTTGGGTTGTTTACAACATATCCAATTTAACGGATGCTGTTGGAAAAAGATGTGCTGTCAATGTAGGTAATCAGGTTATCTTTATAAGTAGGCAAGGCTTGAAAACCGTATCAACCACAATGGATTATGGTAATATGGCAACGGGGGATATTGGTGATAAATTTAATAAGCTCATTACTAGTAAATTATATGAACCAAGAATTTTTAATTTAAGGCGACATAAAACACTTTTGATTAGACCAACAGACGATTGGTCTTTTTTTATTGCCTATAATTATGCTTTAAATGCAGCGACAATATTAAAGTTTTCAATGCCGATTACAAGTATTGTAGAAACAATGGATAAGATTGTGATTGCAT